ATCTATTCCTGTTAAGGTGGTGTTTGGAAGTTCATCTTTAATGTGTCTTAAGTTCAACCCTATTCCACAACCAACTTCTAAAACACTCTTTGGTTTTAAATGTCGGACAATCTCAAGCAGTTTCAACCTGTGGGAATGCATATAATCTTCTTCCATAGATTCTAAATCCTTGTCTGTGATTTTTCTTTCTTTCCAAAACTTTTGTGGGTTAGTATCTCTTAAATTAGACATCGTAGTTAAAATATCCCAACATCTCATGAGCATCGTTATATAATCTCTCTCTGTCGTCTTCTGGGAAATAAGGATAATTAATGTGGGGAACCACCTTTTTCTTTTTTCTTCTGCCAATTGATTTCGGTTTTTTAAGAACTGAAGAACATTTAACAGCATCTGCATCAATTTCTAGAAAATCAAATATCTTCTGGGTTTCTTCTACTTTGTTGGTTACCAAGTCTTCCAGCTTCACAAACATTGTTCTGTCAGGAAAATCAAGCATATCCTTTCTTGTTTTATCGTAAACTGCGTTCCAGAATTTCGCTCTCCTTGTAAGCAAGTCTTCATTCTGCTCTATAATATTTGTTCTCCAAAAGTCCCCTATATCTCTGTCCATCTGGTGCTGGTTTAAGATATTATCTATTCCGTGTCGGACAACTATAATCATCTTTGCCTCTGGGAAGGTTCTTAACATTACTGGTATCGCCAGCATCAGAAATCCGTGCTTGATGCTCCACCTGTCGTGTTTTCCCCACCAGCTGGCAAATAACTTCTCTAAATATTCCTGATGCGTAGTAAAGTAGTTGACTTTCTTGTCAAGAATCAAATTGGCTCTAATGGACGCCAAAGGAATATAATCCTGTTGAACTCCTATCAGGTCTCCTATAAAGAATCCTGCTTTTTCAAGTAAGAACTGAATTGCTCTTGTTCCACTTCCACAGTATCCTCCGACAAAAACTTGTCTATTTTTTGAATTCTTCATTCCACTTTTTAGCTACTTTATCCCAATTAAAATATTCTTTTGCCCAGTCCATCATTTCTTTCCTTTCTTTTTCTGATGGCGGGTTTTTAATTTTGTCTATCACAGCATCTAAGAATTCCTGCTGTGCTTTTTCGTCTGTATATATTTGTTTTGAATCTACTTTCACTCCTCTCTGGACTGTCTCGTCTAATGCTGCCATTGTTGTTGTTATTGGATAAGCTCCGTATGCCTGTGCCTTCATTGCCGAGATACAGTTATGAACTGCGTTTCCGTTTGCTAGATAACTATTGTCATCTTCCACTTCTAAGTTATAAACATAATCATCAAACTTTTCTGTATTAATTTCTTTAATCTTTAATTGAACATAATCATCTTCCACTTTATAAAACTCCATCTTTCTTTCTTGTGTCCATGTAATAGAATAACTAATACATCCATTTTTATGTTCTCTCTTTTTGGTTTTTCCATAAAAACCCTGCTGGGCTAATAAAGACTTAACATATCCTATTAAATACAATGATTTATTAGTAAAGCTATAATTATAACCATTATAGCAACTTCCATCGGCTGCCATTAAACCATCAAATACGGGTTTTTTATTCCAAAGCTTTCTTGGAATTACCTTATTTTTATTAATGTAAAAGTTCTTTCTAATCCACCTTGCTAATTTATGGCTATGAGCATAAACCTCTAAACATCCTTGCAATTCTTTTTCTTTTGGTTCTAATCCAAGCTTTTTAAATCCCTTTCTTACTTTTTCAAGGTCTCTATCTTTATGGGTGTTGGCAACCAAACAACTAATCTTGGAAGTTTTACTTGAAGCAGAACCGTCCCCTGCAAAATAACCAAACCACCACATCAAATCATTATCAACTTTAATTTTATCAGGAATGTTTATTTTCTTATTAGGGAAATAACTTTTCCTTCTATCTTCTGAAATGTCAATTTCTACCTTATCTTTGTTTTCTTTAAGACGAGGAACTAATAACTTATCGTTAGTTCTGACATCTTTAGCTTCTATAAATTGCTTCTTTCCTTCTCTTAAAACAAATATTGGATGCTCGGGAGTACAAGTAATATCATCACCTGACTGCACTTTAAATTTATACATCTCTCCTTGATATTTTCTTCGCATCACCTTAGCTACTGGTTTTATATTTCCTTTATGAGTAATTACATTATCTATAACATTCATCTTTTCAATTTCTTTTTCTCCTTTGTCTGTCATTATCCTTGTCCCTTGAGGAAAACAACTGATTTCTCCGAATTCAGTTGGATAAGCCCAGATGTTTGCCTTGCTGTATTCTTCTATTATCTGTTCTTGGGAAACTCTGCCGTGTTCAAATACTCCTGGCTGTTCCATTAATTCAAGTATTTCCTCTTTCTCTTTTGCCATTTTCACATCTCCCTGCCACATTGCGTCCCATACATGCCAGCCGTAAAAGATATGTAATTCTGCTTTGGGGTCTTCCTTTCTAATATATGGAAATAATTTTAATAATGTCTTTAATCCTCTGTCGTAGGATGATGTGTATATTATTCTGTGCTGGTCTCTTTTAATATCTACTTCTTTGGGTTCTATTCCGTTGCCTGTAATAAGAAACTTCTTTTCATCTACTTCTGGAAACAAATTTCTCTGCCATTTTGATAGAGCAAATATCTTGTCTATTTTATTTAATCTTTGTGGCGTGAATTCTTTTGGCTTTAATACGTCGTGTAGCCAGACATATTTCTTGGTGGCGTTCACTTCTTTAAAGTCAAACATCATCGGATGTCTCCAGATAATCAGGACATCTTCTTTGTCTCTGATATTGTATTCCCAGAACGGTTTCCACATAACTTTGCCGAACTTCTTTGCTTCGTGTCCACAGTTAGCATATACCGTTACGTTCCAACCAAGGTCTGCTAATCTTTTTGACATATGGCATACTGCTTCCTCTGAACCACCTCTGCCTATTTTCTCTACTATTTCTGGATTAAATCTTTCTTTTGTCCAGAAGCAGTAAATAACTAAATCTTTTCCTGAGGACTTCTTTTTAATAAAGTGAACATTTCTCAAATGACATAATTTGGGGTGAGAACGCATTTCAACTGGTGCCGAGTCTATCAATTCTTTGATTTCTTTCTTTGTTTTTGCTTTCTTTACTTTTTCACAAATGTCATCCACTTTATCTATTTTTTCTATTTCCCTGTCTAAAGCATCCAGTATTTCTGTTACTTGTGGGTGTTTTGGATATATCTTTAAACAGTGCCTGAAGCATTTTCTTGCCTCTCTCGGTTTTGCCAGTTCTAAATAACATTTTCCAAGAAGCATTAACGGATTAAAATCATAATCTCTTGGATTCCATACTATGTATTCATCTTCAGCAGGTTTCTTTGATAGTCCTTGAATAAGATACTCTTTGGCGTGTTTGTATTTTCCCATATTGAAGAATATCTCTCCAAGCCCCAGATAAGGGTCTGGATACCATGGTCTCATTCTCTGTGATTCCAAATCTGCTTCTATTGCTCTCCCTGTTTCTCCCAGAGAAAGATATGAACCTGCCAGACGGTGCCATGCGAGACATTTCTCGCTTTCCGATGAAGATATCGGAATAAACCTTAAAAGCATCTCTATCGCCCTCTCAGGCTCTCCTACGGCACTATAGGCATTAGCTGCGAGCCAATAACTGCGTGGGTCGTTAGGATTCTTCTTTAAATTGGAAAGTGCTATCTTTAAATTTCTTTTTTGGGCGTTTCTTATTCTTTTGTCGTTTGTCTTGTGAATTATTTTTATATCCTTGATAAAGTATCCGTTTATCTTTCTTTCCTCTTTGAAATCTTCGTGTAGTTTCCCTGTCCATCTAACACATCCGTCATTTCTTACTATTCTTGTTTTTCTATGCTTTACCGTACATTTTCCATACTGGTCAAAGTCATATAAATAATCCATTATTCCAGCGTCTATCGCTTCCTTGTCCATTTCTTTTACTACTGATGGTAATTTGTCTGCTCCTTCTACAAGGTCATCTGTATCAATCCAGAAGATATAATCTCCTGATGCCTGTTTAAAGTTATAATTTCTTGCTGCTGAAAAATCGTCTATCCATTCAAAGTGAGAAATCTTTGCGTGATATTTCTTTCCTATTTCTTCACACTTCTTGTTCTCTCCTGTAATGGTCAGGCAAATCTCGTCAACATAATTATATACTGTGCCAAGACACCTGTTTAACAATTTAGCCTCATCGTCGGTTGGTTTGACAATAAGACATAATGATAATTTTGGTTTACTCATAATTTTTCAGGTATTTTAAATTCTGGAAAGTTCTTAAAGAACCACTCCCTTTCTTTTTTTGTTTCGCCGAACCTTGGGTCAATGAATAATTTGTCAAAAAGAACTGCTAATCTTACTGGTATCTTTCCTGTAGCTCTCATTCCAAATCCCTCGTATTTGACTTTCTCGTCTTTGGCAAGGGCGTATTTCTTGTCATAAAGTTTTTTCTTTTTTTCTCTGACTTCCTGACAGGTTGCTTTATACTCTTCTGGGTAAAGTTCTTTGAACTTATTAACAGTGTCAATTATAAGTTGCTGTCGCGTATTGTGTCTATGTTTTAATGGTTGTACCATAATTCGTCTGAATAACCCTCTGGGCTTGGCTCTGGCAGAGGGTTCCACCGAGCCAAGCAATCCAGACAAGGATTTTATTAGCTAGTAATATCGAATCCGTCTGCGAAGAAGTTACTCTTCTTGTTTCTAACCTCAAGTGTCAAATCACCTGTTACTGCATAGAAGTCATAAGGACCACTTCTAGCAAGGTCTCTATCAACGTAAGGTTGAATGAGATAGGCAATTTTCAACTTTTCCGGTCTTACTCCAAGAACTCTTCCTGTTCCGTCTCCTGACTGATAGACGTATCTGTGAGTGTGTTTTCTTACTTTACCTAAACCAGTTTCGTAGAGGTCAACTGAGTGAACAATTGATGTCTCGTTGGCCCCGTTTACAACAGTATAAGACTTGTTGGTAAAGGAATCCATTTGGTTAGATAGGTAAGAACCCATAAATATGTCTGAAACTACATCACCATTACTGTTGTCCCAATTATCTTTCATCAAACCTCTAATAATAGAAGCTGAGAAAGTAGTGGAACTGGTATGGGATGTAACGTTATCAGATGTGGAGATAGCTTCAATTATTCCGCTTAACTTAGGTGTAGTACCTGATGCTCCAGAAGTTAAAGTACTTCTGACAAGGTCAAACTCAGCTGCATTAGCCCAATCTTTAATTGCCTTCATTGTTTGTCTTTCCATTTCATTCTCTTTGACGTATCTTTCAACAGCCTGTTCGGTTTCGGTAACCTTGAATGGAATGGCTATTTTCTCAACAATATTTTGGACTTTTGAAGGAGTTGTTCTTTCTCCAGCGGAGTAATCTGCACCTTCAGAAACAGCAGCAGTAGCTACGTCTCTTAAGGTATCAGTTAAGGTAGAGTGAATAGTATCTGTTGCTCTAGTTTTGCCTAAGTTGTTGAGAAACCATGTTTCTTCAGCAGTTAGGATTTCAACTAAAGGTAAGACACTCTCTTTACGAGAACTATCCGCAAACGTTCTTACAATGTTATCTGATGCCATTTATTTATTTCTGCCCTAAAAACTTCTTGACCAGTGCGGTCTCAATTTCTTCCGTTCCCTTGCCAATCTTTCGATTCTTTTGAATCTGATTAACAAGGTTGGAAATATCTTTAGAAGCCCCTACAGCAGAACGTTGTTTACTTTCAATTATGTCTGACTTTTCTTGTTCTTTGTCCTGTAAGGATTCTCCATACTCCTTTACGTGGTTATCCCACGCCTCCTGATAGTCTAATCCTTTCTGGTTCGCTAGAGCTTCTACTAGTGTAAAGTGCTTTTCTGCTTCAGGGTTCTTTCTCAAGAACTCTGACTTGTTGAACCTCTTTTCAAGAGAAGAAAGCTTGTCGTCGGGACTTTCATTCGCTTTCATTTTCTTGTTGACCCTATCAGCCTCTTTTTGAAGCTGGTCAAACATCTCTGCTTTCTTTCTTGTCTCTTGAGCTTCTTCGGTTCCAGAAAACTCTTTAAGATTTTTGTAATGCTTCTGGAAATCATCTAATGACTTAAAGTCTTTTCCAGTAACATTTTTAATCTTGCCTAGAATCTCGCTTGCTTCGCCTTCAGAACTTTCTTCAGAAGTGTTTGGAGACTCCTGTGAAACATTCTCTTCGCCTTCTTCAGAACTAACGTCCGGTTCTGAAGGGTCGGCTCCCGAGGGTCTGTTTTTATCTTCTTCCATAATTTTATAAGAACTTAATTATACTCTTCCCGAGTAGGGCGACCTTTAATACTCTGTGTTTCTAACACGGAATATTACATTATCTTCTTTTTCGGCGATTCTCTTCTGTAAGTCTTTTAACTTTCCTGCTTCATAAATATCGCCTAACGAATCTTCTATAATATTGATTGCTGCCTGTCTTCCTATCAGTTCGTCTCCTTTCTTTACATTTCTGACAGTGTCTATTTCATTTAAATAATTAGCCAGTCTTTCTAGATACCACTTCGTTACTTTGTTTTTTGTCCATTGGTGTATTTCTTCTTGGGTTGGTTTTTTCATTCTTTTTTCTTACGCCATAAAGAGTAACAGACTGCTGTACATTTATCGTTGTCCCAGTCTGAATGCTCCTTTTTGACATAAGGAATACATCTTTTAATAAAATCTTCTTTTGTTTCTTTTTTCTTTGGTGTTGGCATATTATTTTATCTGCCGCTCCTTTCCATTGTTGTTGCCTCGCCTGTCATCTCTGTCTCTTCCTTTGGTCTTCTCTGGCTTGTCCCTTTCTGCTGTGGAACTTGTTGAGGCATTGGCATTGGCTGTGACTGTTTAATAAATCTTTCTCCTCCCAGTCCCATCAGGTCAAGTATCTGCTTGTAAACTTCGGTGACATCTATATTCACTCCTGGCACTCTTGCGTAGTTGATGAGCATATCATTCAGTTGTTTAGCGACCACTGCCTTGTTAAAGGATTCAGAGGTAACAAATACATCACAGTTATACTGATACTTCTTCAGCATGTTTTTCAGTTCCCTGATTGGTCTGTTTTTCCCCAGTTTCTGAAGCCCTGTCTTGTAAATGCCTTTCATTGTTTCAAGGAACATCGGGTCTGGGAATATCTGCTTTGCCTTTCCTCCTTTCTGTTTAAGGTGTTCAATTATGAATTTGTTTGTCCTGCTGTTGATGTAGGACTCATCTATCATTTTCAGGTCTTCTGCCGAACCTACGATATTAACCACTTCTTCTGGTTTCAGGTTTTCAATCATTAGCGGAATAATGTGTTTTTCCATTACTCTTTCAAGGAAGGAACCGAGGTTTTGCTGTAAAAGATTAAATCCTGACTTTGCTCCTTTTTCCTGTAAAACAGCTGTTGTTGCTGGTTGGGAAGCTGGCAGTCCTTCTCCCCTGCTTACGTCCCATGCTCCTGTTGTTCTCTGGGCCCAGTTATAGGTGTTCTTTTCGTCTTCATAAGATGACTGTTTAATTTCTGGTGTGCGTAATTCAGCAATGTCATCCATTCTGGTGACAGGAATTGCTCCTCCCGATATCAGGGATTTGAGCATCTGTCTGGTAATACCAGAACCTTTTCTGTATTTAAATAATCCAAGCTGGGCTATCCTTGCTGCGTTTATTCTTAAATTAACTGTTTCGTTCAAATATCTGTTTAAAGGAATACATATCTCTCCTACTCCCCGTCCGTCCCATCTTCCGAATATCTTTCTGAATCTTGCTTCTTCATAAGGTTTTATTCTGTCTTTGTTTTCTTTTACAAGGTGAACGACAGGGTGGCTGTCTAAATTGGAAACAATAGCTATCGCAGGAACCCATTTGTTGTCTGGTCCTATCGGCAGGTCTCCCCATCTCTCATAAAACTCTGCGTAAGGAACTTCAGTATTTATTTGTTGGTTCTCTATAAATCCAAGTTTAGAAATTCCCTGTATCGGTTGAATAGCATCCAAGTTCTCCCACGGGTATTCTTTTGCTTCTGATATTTTTAAAATATTTCTTTCAATAACAGAACCTGCTTTCTGGATATTGTCTTCTGAAGGGTCAATAATAATATTTGTCCTGTCAATAATTCTGGAACGTATTGTCTGCTTTCCCAGTTCGTCGTCATAATTTTTGAGAACTTTCATTACCACTGTTCCGTCTATGCAGAAAAGACGAATAAGCTCGTTGAGGAGTTCTCCGAAATAATTCTTTCTAAGATAATACTTGAGCAGGTAACGGAGAATATTTGCTGCCCCGTATCCTTGGGGATTGGTTGCCCTGATGTTGATGTCGGTCTGGTTCATGTCTATGTTCTTTACTATCGTCTCAACCATATCCTCGGTCATAGGAACAAAGTATTTCTCTCTTCCTGTAACTTCGTCATATTTGTCGTCAAAAACACCCAGATAGTTTTTTCTGGATTTCTGGACGATATCCCTCATATTGTAATTAACCTTGTCTGTAACCCAAACTCTCCCGTCTGTAAACGAGTTTTTTTCACTCTTCATAATGCGGATGATTTCGGATTCTTTGTCTGTTGGTTTGTATTCCATATTAAAATTCTTGAGTAGGATAAGTTATTGCTTCTTCTGTTTTTCTTTTAAGCGGTTCGTCGTCCAAATCCCAGACGGTAAGAGCAAGAGCCATAATACAGTCTGATGTCATTCTCCCAAAAGACTGATAGATGATTCTTCCCGAGTCAGTGATTTTTCTGCCAAACCTTTCCATTTCCTTTAAGAGAATTGGAATATCGGGATAACTAATCCTGTGCTCCTGTATAAATATTGATAATTTATCTATTAATTGTTTTTTTGATTTTTCTGTAAACTGGAAGCCTTCCATGTAAACTCCTTCGTCTTTCAGCTGTTCTATCATCGGGTCTCCTATTCCCGTACAGTCCACGAATCCTGCGGGACCGTGATATTTCTTGTAAACGTCTTTTATTCTTTCTTTCTGGAGTTTCCAGTCCACGGTCTTGAATCGGTCAAAATAGACAACCCTGTGGGTCATTCGGTCTATAACAAAGATAACGGTGTAAGAGGTTTTTCTTCCAAGGTCTATTCCTATGCTGTAAAGATGTTCTTTGTCATAAGGAATTTCCCTGTATTTTCCGTAAACATTGGAACCTATTTTTCTAAAGACCTGTTCAGCTGTCTCTTCAAATGAGGCAAGAACCTCCTGTCTGTATTCAAAATCAGGCATATCCTTAACCAGTTTTTCCAGTTCTTCGGTAATAAGGTAATCATTGTCATAACTGGTAAACCTGAATGAAGCCCATTCTCTCTCTGCCTTTTGTTTTTCTGTTAATTCAAGTTTTCCTTTTCCGTCCAGTCCGAATGGCGTGTTAATCGGATAAGCGTCATTTAGCCATAAATCGTAGAACCAGTTCTTTCCTTTCGGTGTTCCGATAAATATTGCCTTTCCCACTCTTTTCTGTTTTGTTCCGATAAGGGTTGGACGCAGTGATTCAAACCAGGCCTTCTTTTTCAGTTTGGCAACCTCATCAATAACTATTTTATCCAGTTCCACTCCTACCAGTCTTTCAGGGTTTTCTCCCGATTTCGCCTCAATTACTGTTCCATACTTTGTTTCTATCTTGTAGGCTCCTTTCGTATCCCAGATTCTCTTGATAATGGGGCTGAACTCCCCTCTGGCGTATTTGACAAGAGGCATCCATACTCTCTGGGTCAAATCATAAAAGGGGGCAACTATCCAAATATACTGGTCTGGCTTTAAAAGGTCGGGAACCAAGCCGTCTATCGGGTCCTCTATCACGTATTTCGTCTTCCCTGTCCTTCTTCCTGCCGATATCAGCTTGAAACGGGCGTCTATTGATTCAACTATCTTCTGCCACTTGTTTGGCTTATAACCTGTAAATTCACTTATCTTTTTTGGATTGAGTTTCTTTTCCATAAAACTGTTGAATGAACTTGTTGTTTCGGAAGTTTGCCTGTATCTTGTCGTCTTTCATCTGGGAAATCTCAAATGTCTTTTCGTTTGCCCTGATAAAATCGTTCCATCCAATCTTTCCTTCTGGTTTCTGCTCAAGTATCTTCTGCCAGTTCTGGAAAGCCTGTTGAAGAAACTTGTCCCTGAAAAGCTGCTTGTAAATAGCAACCTCGTTCTGAACTGATTCCTTCTGCATCAGTCTGGTTGCGTATGCTCTTGCTGAAGCTGGAGCCATATCGGGGTAGGCCTTCTCAACAGCTTTTGACTGGTTCATTCCACCAGCCTTTAAAAAAGCAAATTTCTTTTCATTCTGGGTTAAAGCTTTCTTTGCCATTGGGGTATTATAGCATAAATACGTTATTTTTAGTAGTTTATCTACACTTAAAGGGAAAAGGTCTATTTCTTACCCCTACGGTGGAGGATGTTATCCAAACCCTTTGTTTTACTGGGTTCATATTTCCCCTTATTTCCCTGATTATCCATAAGTCAATATAGTAAAAAAATGTGAAAGGGTGGTATAATACATATATTCCTATTTCAGAATCGGGGGGTCGACCCTGCTTAGTCGCATAAGTGTAGTTAAGCGAACCTTCCTTTTATTCCTTTGTTTATAGGGGTTTCTGGCTTGTCTGGTGTTGTTTTCTTTATGTTTGTTGTTGTGCTTAATAGGAATGATTACTGATAAGAGGGAAAGGATATCTACTAACAAAGGGTATCTGCTAACAGTTGTCTTTAAGGATATC